TACGGAGGTGACACTGCCTCTTCCATGGGAATAAACCAATAATTTAGTTTAAATTTGTACAATGGGAAGAATTAGTTCATATTCGACAGACGGTAGTATATCTTTATCAGATAAACTTATTGGCACTGATGTTAATAGTTCAAATGAGACAAAGAACTATTTGATTAGCGATATATTATCTTTGCCTTTACCAAGCGTTCCTGTATATGCAAATAATGCAGCTGCTGTAGCAGCAGGATTAGCTTTGAACAAAGTTTATAGGATTACCGGAACCGATTACTTAGGAGTAGTTCACGCATAAATAATAATTCAATTAAATCAAATGCACGATATAAGGAAAATATCTGTTGGTCCCGACTACAAAGGTGGTGCTATGCACTACATTGTTGGTCAGAAAATATTAGGCGACACCAATGAAATACATCTAATAAAGCATGATGTAGAGCATCAGTCGTTTAAGATTTACATAATCAACGAAGGAAATGAAGTAATCCTTTGGAAGGAGTTTAATTCCACAATTCCTGTATCTGTAGAATATAATATAAACTACTGATGAAATCTCCATTCAACTTCATAGCGAAGCCCATGAATGGTAAAAGATACGACAACACTAAGAACATATCGGGGGTTGAACTTATAGTTAGCACCTCAGAGGAAGACCATACGTTTTCAAATCGATATGCAGAAGTCGTAGAAGTACCGTTGGGTTACAATGGACCAATCTCCAAAGGAGACACTCTGTTGGTTCATCATAATGTATTTAAGTTTTATAATGACATTAAGGGCAATCAAAAAAGCGGTAGGTCTTTTTTCAAAAACGACTTGTTCTTTATAGAACCTGAACAATTCTACCTATACAAAAAAGGTTCCACGTGGAACACTCATGATAGGTATTGCTTTGTTAAGCCTATAAAAGCAATAGACTCATACGTTAAGAAGCCATTTACACATGAACCACTAATGGGAGAGATGGTATACCCTAATGAATACCTCTTGACCCAAGGAGTAAAGACAGGTGACTTAGTCTGCTTTAAGCCGGACAGCGAGTATGAGTTTACGGTAGATGAAGAGAAGCTATACAGAATGTTTGACCACCAAATAACCATTATACTATGAATGTACTATTATTCGACAATGTTATTCAATCACCTGTAGATTACGTTAAGGATACCTTAGCCAATGACTTCGAGGATATCTATGATGGTGTAAATGTATTTAAGAATATACAGGCTAGGGACCATGATGATGAGTTTGCTTTGTTTGTAAAGGATTTATTTTCTGATTATTTTATCAAGTGGAACTTTATCAGAAAGTCTCCGTTGCATCAAGAAGAACCCAACTTTATACACACTGACGAAATGATGGGAGATGTTACTGCGGTTTTATATCTTAGTGAGAATCACCCAAATGAAGATGGTACTACGCTCTATGACGACAATGCTAAACCGGCTTGTGTCATTCATTCAAAGTTTAACAGGGCAGTTATGTTTGACTCTAATGTTCCTCATTCTAGGAACATATTTGAGAACTTTGGAGAAGAGAATAATGCTAGATTGGTTCAAGTCATATTTCTTAAAAGAAAGAAATGAAAGACTCAAGGGAGATAAAACTAAGGATAATTGAGGCAGGATACAAAGCTGTTAATCATCTTGTAAAAGTAGCTGAGGAAGATATTATCAATACAGACTCAGATACAGATGTGTCTGCCGATAAGATGAAGAACGCAGCAGCAGCTAAAAAATTAGCCATCTTTGATGCGTTTGAGATATTAAGTAGAATAGAAGCGGAGAAAGAGAATTTGGATTCTATAGAAAAAGGAATAAGTAAAACAGATACAAAACAAGGATTTGCAGAACGAAGGTCAAAGTAATATATATAGGGTATTAGAGGACTATATTCCTAAAAGTGTCATTGTAAAAAAAAACATGACACGCTTGTGGAAGTATGGGTATCATGAACAGAATGACATGGTCATTATATCTAAGACCGGACAGATAGGAGATATTATAGAAATATCAGGTCTTAAAATTGCTCTACCAATTGTACCAAAAGAGTGTCTTCAAAGACACGAAAAGAAGTCTGAGCAATATTGGCAAAGGACTGATTTGCCCAAAACGCTAGATAAAATTCAGTCAATATTCCAATGGAATGAGATGCCATCAGAGTTTAAGGACAGGTGGGTTGATTACATTGAGCAGGAGTTTGACTATAGGGAGAGGGGTTTTTGGTTTATGAATAATGGAATCCCAACTTATATTACAGGTTCTCATTATATGTACCTACAATGGTCTAGTATTGACATTGGATACCCTGACTTTAGGGAAGCAAATAGGATATTCTTTATATTTTGGGAAGCATGCAAAGCTGACTCTAGGTGTTTTGGAATGATATACCTTAAAATAAGGCGTTCAGGATTCTCATTCATGTCATCTTCAGAGTGCGTAAACATAGGAACTCTTGCACGTGATGCAAGGGTTGGTATACTTTCAAAGACGGGTGCTGATGCTAAGAAGATGTTTACTGACAAGGTTGTTCCAATCAATAGCAGCTTACCATTCTTTTTCAAACCTGTTATGGATGGTATGGACAAGCCTAAAACTGAACTTGCGTATAGGGTTCCTGCTGCAAAGATTACAAAAAAGAATATGTATGACACTTCTGCGGAAGAGGTTGTTGGACTTGATACCACTATTGATTGGAAGAACACTGAGGAGAACTCCTATGATGGAGAGAAGCTTTTGTTCTTAGCACATGACGAGTCTGCAAAGTGGGTTAAACCTAACAACATCCTAAACAATTGGCGTGTAACAAAGACTTGTCTTAGGTTGGGTAGCAAAATAATTGGCAAGTGTATGATGGGGTCAACCTCAAATGCACTCAGCAAAGGGGGAGATAATTACAAAAAACTATACGAAGACTCTAGTCTTGATAGTAGAAATGCAAATGGTCAGACTAAAAGTGGGTTATATTCCATGTTTATTCCAATGGAGTGGAACATGGAAGGGTTTATTGACATTCATGGAATGCCGGTGTTCCGTAAACCTAATGAACCTATTAGGGGAGTAGATGGACAAAACGTAAAAAATGGTGCTATAGATTATTGGGATGCTGAGGTTGATTCTTTAAAGGGAGACGCAGATGCTTTAAATGAATACTATAGGCAGTTTCCTAGGACAGAGTCTCATGCTTTTAGAGATGAGAGCAAGTCTTCAATATTTAACCTCACCAAGATATACCAACAGATAGACTATAATGACTCTCTTATAAAGGAGCATCATCTCACTAAGGGGTCATTTCATTGGAAGGATGGGGAGAAAGACTCTAAGGTGGTATGGACTCCGGACACTAGGGGTAGGTTCTTGGTAAGTTGGATGCCAAACGCAAGACTTCAGAACAATGTTTCAAAGAAAGGTGACATGAAGTTCCCCGGAAATGAGCATCTTGGGACCTTTGGATGTGACTCTTATGACATTTCTGCCGTAGTTGGGGGGAGGGGGTCAAACGGGTCTCTTCATGGTATGACTAAGTTTCACATGGACGAAGCTCCAATCAATGAATTTTTTCTAGAGTACATTGCTCGTCCACAGACTGCGGAGATATTCTTTGAGGAGGTTCTTATGGCGTGTTGTTTTTATGGGATGCCAATCCTGATAGAAAACAATAAACCTAGGCTTCTATATCATTTTAAGAACAGGGGGTATAGAAACTTCTGTGTTAATAGACCCGATAGGCATTACGCAAAACTTACAAACACGGAAAGAGAGTTAGGGGGTATACCTAACACATCTGAGGATGTTAAGCAAGCACACGCTTCTGCAATCGAGACATATATAGAAAGATATTTAGGACTTGATAGTACGGGAGTATATAGAGATAATGATGCAATTGGAAGCATGCCATTTACCAAGACTCTTGAGGATTGGGCTAAGTTTGATATAAATGACAGAACTAAGTTTGATGCTTCGATTAGTTCAGGATTAGCTATTATGGCAAACCAAAAGCACGTATATTTACCGGAGAAAAAAGAGTCGAAAATAAGTATTAATTTTGCTAGGTATACCAACAACGGCAG